TTCTTCAGCACTTAAGTCATACTTATTATCATTATACATCATAGTATATTTATTGACTGGTTTAAATATACCATCAGATTTAATCTCTATTAGATGTGCTGGTAGATTATACAGTTGATAATAAATGTTTTTGTTCTCACCATTTTCAGGTGATATACCATACACATATCTATTACCAGTCAGCTTTCCAAAACCAACCATTTCTTCTAAGAATACTGCCCAAGATTGTGCTGGGTTAGGTCTTTCTAATAATTTACCTAATGCAGAATGCTCTACTTCTTCTAATGTATGCTTTCTTAATAATTTTGCTTTTAATAATGATTCTTCATTTAATGTATCAGATGTTAATGATTTATATTCTTTCATTGCACCTTCATCTACTTTCTTATAAATATTATAAGGAACAGTTATAGCAGACTTTGATATAAGTTGTATTAATGAATATATAGTAGGGTTGTAAGCATACCCCTTTTCAATGTAGTCATCATTGTATTCATTATTAGAAATTGATGAGTTGCCTATGTGATTGTATATGAATCTATTGTAAGATTCATTAGTGCTTTGTGAATTAAATGCCTTTAATCCATTCCTTAACCTTTGGAGAAAACTTGCCATATATAGAATTTATTTTCAAAAATACTAAATTTATTTAAACTATGATAAAATCTCTTTGTCTAGCAAGACCAGTTGTAATGCCATATCTAAGGGCATCCATTAGATGGTCTTGACCATTTTGCTTAATCTTATTTATTCTTTCACCATCTCTGTTAGATTCCCAAACATAGTATTGATATTCAGTAAACAGATTTTTACTTTCTTTTGATGCATATATAGTATATTCTTTTATTGTAGATATTCCATTTAATACACTATCTTTTCCCTTTTGAGATGGCTTAACATATAATCCTAATCTTTTTAATTCTTCTATTGATTTTGGTTCTGCAGAATCGCATATTATTATTTCTTCATTAATACCTAATGCTATTACTTCATTATATATATCTTGGTTTGTTAATCCTTTTTTATATAACAATTCATGAACATATAATCTATCATTCTTCCTTCTTATTTCTATAAGCGTTGTTGGGTCGTTACTAAAACCAAAGTCCATACCATAAGCAACCTCACAATGTTCACTATCTAAAAAGTCTTTATATTCTACCCAGTTCCAATTGTCATATATAGCACCAGTTTTAAAGTTTGCCCTAAGACCTAATCCAAATACTCTCCATCTATCAGCATCAGTTTCTTTCATCCTTAGTATTTCTTTTTTTATTTCTACATCTAAGAAGGCATTATCTTCAAAGGTTGTAATAAATAATTCAGCATCAGACCTATTGCTTATATCATAGAGCCAATGTATAACATCAGATGGGTTGAAGTCACACAATATTCTTTCACTTGTTCTCAATGCTAATTGTTCAAAGTCAGATAGATAGAACTCATTTGCTTCGTTGAGCCAACATATATTACGTTTACGACCTCTAACCTTCATCTCATTATCTAATGATATAAACTCTACTAAATGATTTTTATACTTAAAAGTAAGTTCTGCTTTATTTATTTCTGCAAAGTAATATATACCAACCTTCTGTGCAATCTCTATGAAGTCTCTATAAACAGAGCCTTTAAGTGCTGGTAATGTTTTCCTAGCAATGGTTATTACAAGTTTATCCTTTCTTGTTGTTAATAAGTAAATAATATACTGGCAGAGTGCATAGGTCTTACCTGACCTAGACGAACCCTGATGTATTATTATTCTTTTATTGCTATTGATTGTTTGATAGAATTGAACATTACATTCAACTACTTCTTTTTTTCTGCTGGTTGCCATTCAATTAATTTACTTTCTACAGAGCCATTTACATTTAATTCTTGTCGTTCCACATAACCCCTATCCTTTGCCTTCGTTTTAAGGTAAAATATTGTGGCTGTAGGATTACCATCTTGTATCTGTTTAAATAACTGACTTTCAGCAAAGTCTTTAGCAACATTACTTAAATCATCTACTTGTTTTGCAAACTCTTTATCTTCTTTGTAATATCTAT